TGCGCAGCTCGGGTTAGGAGAATCAAATGCTGTTCATCCTGCCTTTATTGTGAACGGCCAGGAAGTGGATGCTATCTGGATATCCAAGTACCAGAATATCGTAGTGAACGGCCGGGCATATTCGTTACCCGCACAGGATCCTCGGGCGAGCATTAACTTTGATGAAGCTCGTGGTTGCTGTGAGGCCAAGGGGAGAGGCTGGCATTTAATGACCCGTGCGGAATGGGCTCTGCTTGCACTTTGGTGCAAAAATAACGGATTTCTTCCCTGGGGCAACAATAATTATGGCAAAGATACCAGAGAAACAAATTACAAAGCAATACCAACATATTTTGACGAACAAGGCAGAATAGCCAGGGTTGCAACAGGGACAGGCCCGCTGACTTGGAGTCATGATAAAAGTCCTGCTGGCATATGGGATCTAAACGGAAATGTCTTAGAATGGGTTGGCGGAATGAGGCTTGTTTACGGTGAGTTGCAGGTTCTTGTAAACAATAATGCTGCTGATAGCGTTAACTCACAGAGTTCAGGCAGCTCAGAATGGAAGGCTATTGACGGGGCAACTGGAGAATTCATTACACCTAATGGAAACGGAACAACGCCAAATAGCCTGAAGCTTGATTATGTAAGCAATGCATGGAAGTGGATATCAGGAGTTATCAGCGATAAAGCTGACAGCAGCAGATATTGTTCATTCGAGAGCGTTACAGCAGACGAAGGTCTTCATGAAGAGGCAATATTTAAGCTAAAGGCACTTGCGCTCTTGAAAGATGACAATACTCCTAATGCTTACGAGGGAGACGTTTTCTATGCTAATAACGGAGCTGCAGAGCGGCTTTTCTCCTGCGGCGGCTTCTGGAACTACGGGACGTTCGCCGGCGTCTTCTCCCTGTACGGCTACAATCCTCGCTCGTTCGTCAGCGCCAACCTCGGCTTCCGCTCCGCTTATGTAAATCTGCCACCTGTATAACTGTGTTCTGTTAGCTCCGCGATAGCGGAGCTAAACGTAAAATTTTTGGAATAACGAAATACGTTATTTTCTCACAAAATAGCGCATACTCTGACCGTATCGTGTAATATAAGTTCAAGGGAAACAGGTTTTGACATGATGGAATACGGCTATGGTGCGCTCGCTCAATACCCGAAGTCTGAAAAATTCGCTCTCGTTGCTGACATTAAGCGCAGCATGGACAGAATGCTGGAACGAGCGATTGAAGCCCAAAAAAAGTATTACAAAAAGACCACTTTGCAGGAGCTGGACGTAGAGATTATGAAGCTAAAGGCATATTTGAGACTATCTAAAAACCTTGGCTTCCTTCCTATGAAAAAATATGAGATCTGGTCTGAAAAAGTGGTTGAGATCGGCAAGATGCTGGGTGGATGGTTGAAATCCGTCAATCAACAAAAATCCACTTAACATGGGGAACGGATCGATGCGGCTTTTCTACTGCGGCGGCAACTGGAACAACGGGACGAACGCCGGCGTCTTCTACCTGAACGGCAACAATCCTCGCTCGAACGTCAACGCCAACCTCGGCTTCCGCTCCGCTTTGCCTCCACGTCAGATATTGCAGACTCACGGGTTTGCATTCAGTACAGAGGTGATAAAGGGATCTGTTTCCCTGCCTTGACGCATCAGCTCAAGGCTAAAAACATTTAGCTGCGTATGCCGCCGGTATTGGCATGGGCCAAGAAAGCTGTAAAGCGCAGCCTTTAAGGAGTGGCGCTATGGAAAAGCACAAACATGTTTTTGATAGGTTTGCAACCTTCGATAATATGTATGACGGATATCTCCTTGCCCGCAAGAATAAGCGGTACAAGGATGAAGTGCTGGCCTATAGCGCCAACCTTGAAGAAAACCTTATTGATGCTGTTAACCGTCTCCGGTGGAAACAGTATACCGTGGGACGTATGAGAGAGTTTCATGAATACTTCCCAAAGAAGCGGATAATTGTCGCACTTCCATTCGCAGACCGTGTTATCAATTGTGCAGCTTATAATGTACTGTGGCCAATCTACAGACGTTCGTTTTATGAGCACAGCTATGGCAGCATCCAGGGCCGCGGTCCGATAAAGGCTGCTGCTCAGTTACAGTATTGGATGCGCCTGGTGCAGAACAAACCTCAGAAATGGTGGATTGGCAAGGCAGACGTTGCAAAGTTCTTTTTCCGGATTCCTATTGAGGTTCAGCTCCGGGAGCTCGGCAAACCTCTTGATGATCCTGACATGATGTGGTTCCTGGAAACTGCTATCAGAGCTGACGGCCGACCAATGGGATTGCCTATAGACTGTGCGGATGTCTTTGAAGCTGAACGGATCATGGGGATTGGAATGCAAGTAGGCTCTCTCATATCCCAAATGACAGCCAATGTTGTTATGACACCGGTGGATCATTACATGAAGCGTGAGGTCAGAATTCCCTACTACATCAGGTACATGGATGACATGATACTGATGGCGCCGAGCAAGCAAGAAGTAAGGGAAGCTATCGAGCTGCTCGACAATTACCTGCAGGAGAACATGGGGCTGCAGCTTAATAATAAAACAGCCATCATGCCATATGATGCAGGTGTCGAGTTTGTCGGTAAGCGTATTTGGCCCCACAAAATAGAGATTCGCAGAAGTACTACCCTCCAGATGAAGCGGCATCTTAAGTATGTTATGGAGCATTACTCCAAAGGTGAGCTGACATTGGAATATGCCAGAAGCGTCCTTTTCAGCTACCTCGGCATGATGAAACATTGCAATTGTGATTCGCTGAGAAAAAAGATCCTGGAGTGGTATGTTCTCGTAAGGAAATCTGAATAAAAAACTAAAGTCATTAAAGCGATCCTGGAAGCAGGGTCGCTTTTTTGATGCGCGGACGGAGGACGATATATGAGCGAAATAGCAATTTTGTCAACAGTACTTGGTATTCTCGGAACGGTATGTGCCATGGCGTTCGGTTATGCCACTTACAAAAGAAACCATCGGGTTGATAGTGAGAATGAAGGCAGAGAAAGCGGGACAATCCTGACGGAAATCGGCTACATAAAAGCTGGCGTGGATGACATCAAGCGCAAACAGGAGCGGCAGGATGAGAGACATCTGGAGATCATCACTCGGATCACCGCCGTGGAGCAATCGGCAAAGCAAGCTCATCTGCGGATCGACCGGATTGAAAAGGGCGATCGGGTATGAGCAAGAAAAAGAAGATTGAATTCTCTAAGATCATATTCATCGGCATAGCAGCGACTACCATAGCGGTGGTCATTTTTTCATGTGTAATGATCTGGCGGACTGGGGATCTCTCGCCCTTAGCTTATCTGATTCCTTCTGTCTTTACAGAACTGGCTACAGCAACCGGCTTTTACTACCGGAAAGCCCAAAAAGAGAATGAAATAAAGCTTCCTCATTATTTAGGTTCAACAACCGAGGATGAAAAGATTTACTGAAAGGAGGATTTTCATGAAACAACCTAAACCGATTTATCAGTACAATTACCCGAACACCATTTATAGTGACAATATCCCGCCGGTGCCAACGGAAACTATAGCAACTTCCGGCTGCGGGATCGTAGCATCGGTGATGATGCTATCTGCTTTCGGGATCAGAACTACAGTTGAGGAGCTTGCCAAAGAGGCGATGGCGAATCGTTTCCGTGTATCATCTGGCACGGCATGGGCGCTGTTCCCGTACCTTGCAAAAAAGTACGGGCTGCAACTCGTCCAGACGGATGACTTGGAGAAAGTCAAGAAGGCCCTTCAGGAAGGCGCGCTGGTCATATGCAGCATGGGACCGGGGACATTCACAAATTCTGGTCATTTTATTTTGGCGTATGACTATGCCAACGGGAAAATATATGTCAATGATCCTGTCAGTTCCAAGAGAACCGGGCAGGGATATGATCCAGCGCTTATCCACAAGGAACACAAAGAATACTTCATATTCTCGCTCGGATCCGAGGTAAAAAATCTGCTGCACCGGGCAGTGTCGCACATAAGTGCAAAGATACCCGGGGGCCTCGACATACACGGTTGGTCTGGAACGGACTATACTTGGAAGGCAAAATGGGTAGACACGCTTTTGATGAAAATAGCAAAGGCGTGGAAATGATGGAAGGAGCGATGATAACATGATCGACTGGAAAAGAAAACTCAGTAGCAGGAAGTTCTGGAGCCTCGTGATTGCGCTGGTTGGCTCCATCCTCGTGGCCTGCAACGTGCCGGCAGGCAGCATCGAGCGCATTACGGCTATCATAGGGGGTTTTGCTGCAATCATTGTCTACATACTGGCCGAGGCCAGCGTCGACGCACAGGCAGCAAACAA